TTCAAAGGGTTAATACCTTTTTCTTGTGCTTTTACAAGAGCATTGAGGGCTTCATCTTTTGAAACTTTCAATTTTTTAGCAATAGCATTGACAATATCTGAATATTTGGAGAAGGTTATCATTTTGCCTGTCTCATTAAAATCTGTTTAGTCAAAGACAATAACGCTAAATTATTTGTCATTGGCTCTAGCGAGGCTTTTGTTGATATTTCCTGAAAAATTTCCAATTGTTTGACATTTAACTTTCGCCCCTGTTCAAGTTTTTTCAGCATAGTCTTCGCTTCATTAATTTTTCTTTGTTCAAATAACTTTGTCTGTTTCAATAACAGAATAAATCTGTTTACATCAATAGCCATTATATACCAGTCCCCAACTGAAACCAAGGTTGAGGTATTTGCTCTCCTGCTTCGTCTACAATATCTGGAGTAGAATAGTTTGTAGTAACAGTAGCAACAACTCCTTGCTCTCGTACTGGTGGATAAATCCATCCCTTGATTACAAAATCTAACTGCCAGTTTACAATTCTTTGTTCTGAAAAATCTCCCTCAAATTCATCTACCATATTCAATCCGGTTAGTTCGATGGGAATATCTCGTCTTATCTCTAATTCTGGAACCTCTTCAACTACTATGTTAAAATCTGGTTGAAAATAAGGTAAAATTTGTTCTATGATTTGTAGTCCATCATCCATATAATCTACATAAACATCAAGTGTAAAATTGAAATTGTATGGAATAGGCGTGTACATAATAGTTGCCTTATTAGGAGTAGCCGAAGTGAATGTATATTCGTTCATTTGATTAACTGAACGAGTATAATCCGCTTCTAATCCAGTCAAAATAAACCCCATACGAGGCACTTGTCTATTCTTTTTGCTGTCTTGAATCAGCCTTGCTAAATATTTTTTCCGAGATTCGTAAGCTAGAGGTACTTGAATATCTTTGATAAGTGTACCATCTGATTCTGAACGTATAACGTGAATATTATTAAATACTGATCCAAAAGCAACTATTAATTTTTTTGTTGTTCCGTGGTAAAAAGTTGTTCCAAACATAATTATGTGCTCCCAAATGGGTTCATCTCTGAGAGATCGAGAATATCATCATCCATAGTATCCCAATCAGGAGTTGCTAATTCATCAGTTACAGCAGTTTCTATTTCTGTTTCTAATGCGGTTATTTCGGCATCTGCGACATCAATATCTTCGCCTCCGTATTCCCAAGGTTTAAGCGTTAATGTCCAAATGTGTGCTGGACCTTCTGGTGATGGATAAAATGTACTGTCATTTCCAACAAAGGTTACTTCAAACAATGCTTCTGCATCCGTGAAATATAATAAATCACCTGCAATTGGAGTATCATCATCTGTGGCTACTGTTTGTTCAGCAAATTCCTTTTTTGTAAAGGAGACTTTCATTTCATCGGTTACACTTACCCCGAATTTAGAATAGAAATCTCCTACATCTCCATATTCTTGATAATCATCAATAAGAATTTGTAATGTCCATACGGTATCAAATTTGCTCGATGGATCTTCTCCGAAGATAGGATCGAGTGCCGTACTATATTTGCGAGGAAGATATTTAGCGGTAAAACCAATTACTTCGACTACCTCTTCCACCATATCTTGTATGATGGGTGCTTTGGACATATTGTCAAACATTCCCACGAGGTTACCCCACTATAAAGTTTGCTGGAAGTTCGTAGTTAAGGGAAAATTCTTCTTCGAGTTTGTCAATCTCTTCTTTAGCTTCATCCCAAACTTGTTGCCCATTTATGGTGATTCCACCAGGAAGAGGCATTCCATCAAATTGTTTCATATTAGCACCCCATTGCTGTTTAATTTGAGCAGTGGCGTACTTCTTAATCCATTCATCATTGAATACATCTAACGCATAAGATGAAGACTCATCAGGTCTTAGGGCTTGCCACGCTCGGATCATAATTTTATTTCCTTCTATGATCTTTCCTGAATGAGAGTAGAGCCTGTGGCTTCCCTTATTAAATGTGAATGTTCTATCTAAATTGAAATAACTATTCACCATTTCAAGATGTTCCATAGTTATTTCGTAATATTGCATATTGACTTTGGTCATATCAAACATTTCGTCTGCCATAATTCTATAGCGAACATCACTCATTGCTTCAGAAGAATATCTTCCCGGTTCGTAGATTCGTGTTACTGCCACGATATCATCGCCCAATGTTAAATATTCGTTTGTTTCGTCAGCCGCGGTGAATTCAATAGTTATGAATTTCTCCTCAGCACCATCAAAATGGCGCTCCACAAATAATTGGAGAGCATCATCTATCCTATCATATGCCTGAGAATCGTCTACTTGGATCTCAATCTTCGGAGCTCCAAGTTTACGATACGCATAATCCCTCAAGTCATCTACACTTTGTAATTTAGCCATTACAACCTTTTCCTTTATTTGTCTTCGCCAATATTGTCGATTGCTCTATCAACTTTTTTGACAATCTTCTTCTCCAAATGTGGAAGCATTCGGATTCCCATATATCCTATTAAAAATGCTATTGCTAATGCTGTATATGGACCAAATTCAAATTGCTCCATTAAAGCAGGTATAAAAAATTCTGCCGCTATCCATCCTGATGCGGCTGCTAGTGCGAGATTTTTTAACTCGCCTTTCCATCCTATCCAAGTGTGTACCAATCCATTAGTTATTCCACCAGCTGTGGATGCAAATACGCAACACCATTTTGCTCCGAATATTGCTAGTAAAGTCTCCATTGTGCCTGTTTTCCTTTTAATTGTTATTGTATAGTTATTTATGTCTAAATCCGTCTCCACAGGTCACCTCAAAACGTTATATAAATATTTAAAAAGAAACGTCTTCTGAAGTATTTATATAATAAGGTGATTGCGATGGATGATAATACTGAATACAAACCACTGAAACAACGGCGTTTTGAGAGATATGGAGAGCGTCTGGATGATGTGTTAAAAGACTATTATGTGGTCAAAACAGACGGCACAATCATCAACAATTTTACTCACCCAGGTCCAGCTTATGAGGAACTGAAAAACTTAATACTTGAAACCGTATTTGACAATGATGAATATTAATTATGTAGATATGTTTAGCTGTCCAGTTCTAGTAGCGGACTTGGATTTAGATATTAATTCCTTGAAGAAATTTTGTTATGAAAAGGAACAAGAAAATAAGCAAGGGGTAGCATTATCAAATATTGGTGGCTGGCAAAGTGATAATGTAAAAAATGAAACTAATCTAGAATTTGTTAAACTCAAAAATAAAATAGAGGAAGCCGCTAATTCATATCACAGAGACATAGGTTTTAAGAAAGACCTGAGAGAAGTAATTGGTAATATTTGGATCAATATTAACAAAAAAGATCATTTTAATGAATTACATCAACATCATTTTTCTATTTTATCAGGCGCTTATTATTTGAATTCTTGTGATATACCTATCGTTTTTCGGCATCCCTTTAAGGATATTAATACATATTTTTGGGATTCAGCAATTATAGAAGAGTATAATCAAGCCTCATCAGGAATGTGGACAGTAACACCATCACCAAACACTCTTCTTATTTTTCCAGCTTGGATAGAACACAAAGTTCTTCCGAATGCTAAAAATGGAGATAGAATTTCAATTTCTTTTAATACTACTTTAGTGAACCAAGAAGGAAATCAGTATCGTTTTCCACTGGATAGATGATTTATGAAAGACAATTTAGCTACTCTTATCTGGAAGAAAGGTATTGAAGAGAAAATAAAGGCAAAATACGATAAACGTATTGACTATCTAGTGGGATGTAATAATGAACTTATGAAGGAATTAGAAGAATATGAATCTATCTTAGGACAGATTGAAAGTTTCAAAGTAGAAATGGAAAAGAAGGACCCAGGATGATAGTAGGATGGATATTTTTCTATTCAATAACCATTTATACCGCATATCATTATGTCAATACTTGGCAAAGTTATGGATTATTTTAAGCCTGAAATCCGTCTTTGATCTTACATTCGTATTTGATTGTCTTCCATCTAGGATTTCGATCTCTAGGAAAATCTTCATAAAATGTAACCGATGTCAAGCATTTATCTTGGTTTTCATACTCATCTAATACTTGACTTACACATTCTCCCTTTGCTCCGCATACCGTCAATGTTAATAACCAGATTATTTCTAACATATTAAGGCCTTGTAGTTATTCCAAAACAAGCATTATCCATATTTGCCTCAGTATAATGCTGATAACCTTGAGATATCTCTTCTCCCATTGGAATAAAGTGAATTTCAGATTCTTCTTTTACGATTTCTAATGCCATTTCATAAAATGATCTTGCTGTTCCTGTTCCAATGTTGTAAACTCCTGACTTACCTTTTGTCATTGCATTTATTGTCATATGAACGGCACTTTTAACGTGAACAAAATCACGTTTGATTTCTTTTGAGCCTTCATACAACTCTATAAAACCCCTCCAATCATATTGCTCTTGCATCCAAGCAGTGGCAGATTTATCTTCTTTATGTCCCTCAAATGTTCCATCTGAACAAACATTAAAGTATCGCAATCCAATAATACAAGTTTCATCAGCATTCTTCATAAATTTACGACTATATCTATCTGCCTGCAATTTGCTTAAAGCATAATAGCTTTCTGGTATATAATTATCGCTAGAATCATCAAATGTTGGAAATTCACTTTGACTACCATAGACCGAGGCACTAGAGGCATAAACAAGAGGTATCGCATTTAAATGACAAATATCCATTAGATTGCACGTATACTGATAATTGTTTTCCATCAGATATTTACCATCTCTGCATTGTCGATTGCTTTCAGCACCTAAATGATAAACTCTTTCAATCATTTTATTTTCTGTGAGGAATCCAAAAAGTTCTATAAACTTATCCTTATCAACATAATCCTGAAACTTTAATGATTTAATATTATGAATTTTTCTGGTATCTGATAAATCATCAACAAGCAATATGTCTTCTCTTCCTCTACTATTCAACTCTTGGATTAAATGTGAACCCATATAACCTGCCCCACCAGTTACAACAATCAATTTTTGAAATGCTTGAGTCCGTTCGGCCTGCTCTTCGTCTGAAACTCCTGTATAAGGCTCATCTTGTGGAATCAGGCCTTCTACAGGTGTACCTTTTACATCAATTTTTCCAGATTCTATCTGTTCACGAATCATATTTTTTAACTCTGCTTTACTTATGCCCGAATTCGGTTGCTCCTCAGCAGTAGAAACAGCAGTAGGTTCTTGATTTTGTGTTCGTGCTAATTCAGCTTCCTCTTCAAGCCTTTTCTTTTTGTTTTCTTCCATTCTTGCTTTAATTTCTTCAACGTGTTTTTCCCTTTGCTCTATATCACGATCGGGAATATTACCGCGTTCTGGATGCCACCCTTCTTCATTCAATTCTCCCAAAGCACCTGGGGGTATCATATTTCCATATGACTTGGGTCTTTTTCCTTCAGACATAATTTTCTCCTATTTGTTTGCGACCTCTATAATAAGGTCTCTCTCTGGTATATATAGATATTCGATTTCGCTTTCGGCTAGTGTTCTAACAGCATCATCAATAGTTTCTACAAGAGGCTCTCCTGCAAGATTGAAAGATGTATTGAAAATAATTGGAACACCAGTCTCTTTATAAAATTGATCAATTATTTCATAATAAACTGGATTTTGATGTTCTTTAACTGTTTGAATTCTACACGTCCCGTCTATGTGAATAATAGCCGGAATTTGTTCAGCTACTCCTTCTCTACAATTCATCGCATACATCATATGAGGAGATTCTTCCATTCCTCTCATATCAAACCAATCGTTTGCGTGTTCGTGAAGAATTGATCCCGCGAACGGTCGAAAATATTCCCTCTTTTTCACGGAGTTAACATAGTCTTTTCCCTCAACCGTTCGTGGATCATATAGGATAGAACGATTGCCCAAAGCCCTCGGGCCGCTCTCACACCTATCTTGAAATAACGTAACAATATTTTCTTTCAAAATTAATTTAACCGCATCAGGCGCATATTGATTTTCATATACTCCTGTTGCTCCATATTTTTTAGCAATTTCAATAATCTCTTCTTTGGATTGCATTACACTTGGGCCTAAACACAGGTTCTCTCCAAATGGTCTTACTGTTTTGTCTTTTGTGAGTGAATAGTGACAAAGAAGGGCGGCACCCATTGCTGTTCCAGCATCATTACTAATAGGTTCTACATAGAAATTTATACCTTCGTCTTTCAATTCTTCAAGATACCAGTAATTAGCGACACAATTAAGTCCATATCCACCAGAGAGTACGACATTTTTTCTTCCACTCATTTTTACTGCTTTACGTATCAATTCAAGAACCATTTGTTGTGATTCTTTCTGAATAGCCCAAGCCATATCTCTACGATTTTGTAGTAGTGTTAGGTCTCCGTCAAGGTCTGCTCGTGTAGTTGTTAATTTCTCCCAACGACCTTGATTCACTATTGCTCCATTAGGATACGTTGGTATAATGAAATTTCTGTCGGCAGTTCTCCAACCCATTTCTTCTGTATAGATTTTTGGAAAATAATCTGCTGGTCCACCGTATGGGAATAAACCCATAGTCTTTCCTGCTTCTATGGGTGCCCATCCACAATATTGT